ATTTTGCACTGGCCTGTAGTATCTGTTCCGGTATCACTTGAGTCAAGTTCCATTGCAGATTTTCCTGTTGCAGTGCTACCCGAGCCTACAACAACATTCGTAGAAAGGCCAATTTCAGTAACAGCAAGAGCAGCGCCCACACTATCTTCCTGAATCTCAAAAATTACAAAAGGATCATCAACTACATAAGCGTACATTTCAGTAGTAGCCGGGCAATAGTCACGCATAGGCGTATCTGGATGAATCATTGTATAAGGATTATCTCCAAAACCAATGACAACACCACGAATCAGATCACCAGCAGCCGCCTGAGTTACTCCAGGAAATTTGCCCGTAGCATCACCAGATCCATCACTCTTAACTGCGTCGCCTTTAAAAATTGCAGTAGCATTTCCTACAGGCACATAATATGTATTTACTTTTCCATTCCAGGGAGAACCTGTCAAATGTTTAACTGGTTTAAACCCGAATGGAGTATCGAGATTTGCCATAATATAACTCCATTAAAAAATTAATAGTTTACGAAATATTTATTTCACCACTCAAGCCATCTTTGCTCGGAGTTTTTGATTTTCTTTTAATCTCATTCTCCACTTGAGCAATCTTAGCTTGTGATGCTGCTCGATCTTCATTATAAAGATCTTCTGGAAGTTCCATCAGCACAGCACGCTGACCACCACCAACATGAGGGTTTGCAAGACTTCCTAAAGAGCCTGCTCTTCCAATTTTTGGATCGCCTACCTGTATGTTTTCTTCTACAGTATTCCAGCCAGCATCTTTGAAAGACTGAACTCGATCCCCTTTATCATTCACAAATCGGCGCACGAATCCGGGTTTCTTCGGTGCAGTTAAAATATTCCTTGTTCCTAAAGGAATTCTTTTTCGGGCTTGCCCCACAATTTTACTTGCTTCCTTTGAAGCACTTTGCTCACTCTTTGTTACATCACTCTGATCGTTTTTTGTTGTAACACTCATTATTTGCTCCATTATTGATTTTGCAGTTTAGCTATATCAGCAATATATTGTTCTTCTGTCATAATACCGCCTTGAACAAATTGATTCATAATATTTATTTGTGCAGGAGATAAATCAGCCTTAGTAAAAGTAGCAGTGTCACCATTGCGACTACCTTTTTCAACAGGACTTTTTGGCCCAATTACTTTTTCCAAAGTAGCTGTCTTGTTATCCGTTTTATCAGAAACAGTTTCTGATACTTTTACTGTCTCAAACTTTTCAGGAAAAACTTCAGCTACTTTTTGTCTTACTATCGCATAAACTCTTTGCAGAGGTGCTCCTTGATATTGCTCAGCAACTGTATCAGCAAATTGAGCCATTTCATCATCTTTCAAATACCAATCATTTTCAGCTACCCATTCATCATAAATAGGATTATTCGATGTTGTTTTTGTCTGAACAGGTTTATCGATATCTTTTTGTACATCTTCAATTTGTTTATCAAGCTCTTCTACCTTTTCTACATCGGCAAGCTCAATAGCAGCTTTCTTTTCTTTCCTAAGCGCATTAAGTTCAGTCTGAAGTTTTTTTACGTCAGCTTGATAAACACGTTCATTATGACTTTGCAATGCTTCAACAGAACTCTGTAATCCTTTCAATTGACTTTTTAGATCTTTATTATGATCTTTCAAAGTTTTCTGAATATCCTTAGAACGTAAAATATACGTAGCCGCATCAACAGCTTCTACACCTTGATGATCTTTATTCCAACCTAATTGAGAAGCAAGTTCCTCCACCTTAGCTATATCATCTGGAGCAGTAGATTTTATATCTAAGTCTGATAATTCTTTAGCATTTGTATGCTTAGCATCATCAGATGTGGAGGAGCTTTTATCTTCTTTCTCAACAACATCATTGCTCAATATTTCAGAAGCACCATCAGCAATAGTTTCTATGCCAGGCTCTTTTGCTGCGATAATATCTTCAATAAATTCTTCTGCCATTTTTAACACCTATTTAAAAGAGTAATCTTGCAAGAACATCATTATCATTAATCAGAATATACTGTTCACCATCTTGTCCAAGCATTGTAACACCTGCATATCGTGAATAGCTAATCTTATCACCAATTTTTGCCCAAGGATTACCATCATCAAGATCAAGCCACGCAGAAGCACCAACGGCAATCAACGTACCTTCTGTTGCAGCTTGCTGTTCTTTTTCTCGAGTATCTTGTGGTAAAATAATACCACCGGCAGTAATCTCTTCTACTTTTTTGGGAAGCACCAAAAGGTGCCCTCCTGTAGGTAATATACCAGATTGATTAATATTTGCTTGCTCTGCTTCCATAATTTTACTCCTTTAAATAATTGTTAGCTATAACAGTTAATAATCTTTAATGTCCTGTGACATCACTTACATCAACAGAAACTTCTTCTTGCTCATAAGATATGTTAAGTAATTGATTCAAACCTTCAAGGTGTCCAACCAATTTACTTGTCAATCCATGAGTTACATCAGCGTTCTGACCAAGTGTGTGCCCATTAACTAAACGCTCTGTCAGATCTGCTCTTACTTCTTTTAGTAAACCAAAAATCTCTTTTGTTACTGGCTGCTCTTTCCATTCAGCAAACTGTTCCGCTGTAATCATAATCTTTGCTCCTTTTATTGATTATTGCTTTCTAAACCATACTCTCTTTTAGCTGTACTTTCTGTAATACCATTTGGTGCTTTACCAATGCTTTGTTGTGATCTACCTTGATCCAGTTGATTCAATACTTTAATACCTTCGAGCTCTAACTTATTTTCATCTAACGATACACCAGCTGCTGCCTTATTTTGTCCAGAATATTCACTTTCAATTTTAGCATAATTTAAGGCAGTTTCTGATTTCAATTTTTCAACTTTTTCGTTAAGTTCAGCAAGCTCTGCTCGTATCTTTTGCATTGCCATCTGCTCTGCAGGATCTTGTTCTTGTTCCTGTTCTTGTGGAATCAATGTCTCAACATCATCAATTTCCATTGCATTCAGATAACGTTTCATGATCTCTTGATCATTTAAACCTTGTCCACGCAGCTCAAGCATTGCTTTTGCTTTTAGCATTCGCTGCATCATGGTCGTATTGTTCGGATCAGATACAGGAATAATATCAAAGTTTTTATTGAAGAAATCTTCTTGTACAATTGCTTGCTCGTCTAGCACTGTACTATAAGTCATTTGATCAAGATATAAAGCGTTCAAACGACGCAACTTTTTAAACTCTTTATATTGTGATCGATGAATTCGTTTATGAATAGCTGAATAAACTTGCAAGCCCTGCTCAATTAATGCAAGCACTGATTCAGCTGGTACATTTGCTCCAGGAGAATTACCCGACAATATTTCAGTCATTCCAGAAAGTTCTTTTCCGCTTTCAATAAGTAAACCAAGTAACTGAAACAAAATTCCAGATGGCTCTCTTACTGGCATAGGAAAAACATTCTTCCTCAGATCATCTCCAGTAGCTTCAACAGGTTTCCACTCACCTGATTTAACCTGAATAGACTTACCTCGTCCAAGCTTTAAACCACGTCCAAGAAAACCAGATTGCCTATTACTTAATGTGCCAGCATCAAGCAGTTGATTTATTAGTGTATTAATTGCTGAGTTGCTACTCATTAACAGCGAACCAAAACCCATTCCGTAAAAACCGCCATCAATACTCGGCATAAAAATATACCTAGTAAAATATTGCTCAGGAACGATTTTAATAATTTCTTTTTCACCATCTTTACGAATTATTCCATCAGAAGCAAATCGTGGAGCAATTCTTACAAGTTTCTGTGTCTGCTCATGAATAGTAACTATGTAAGGTTCTTGATATCCATCACCATCAAGATCATACCAGCGATGTTGTTCAAGAAATAAATGCGGAGTCTCATCATCAACATCAGCAGTTTTATCAGAAGTAGCTTGTCCTAATTCGGCAACATCAAACTGACTAAATACACCAGCTGTGATACGCTCAACTATTTCATTATGATAAAGATATATCTTATGAGTAACTCTTGGTGCTCTTTCAAGAGATTCAGCAAAATAATTTACAACCAAATCATCCGCAAAAACTGTTTCTGATATATTTTGCCTATCAAGCGAGTTAAAGTAGCTTTTCTTAAAAACACAACCAATTGCAGGCAAAGTGAAAAGCATTTGGTCAACGCCTTCCTCCCAATCTTCCATATCATTAAGAAGCTGAAAAGACATAAACTCACTAATTCGTTGAGCTTGCTTAAACTTAATTCCCTCTGGATCAGCGCCAATAACATTCCCTTTTACAACATTATTACCTTTAACTATTTCAGGATATGCTCTAGCGGCAAATTGTATACACGCATTAATTATTAATGGATACTTAACATTCGCTACTACTTCTCCATTATAAGTTTTCTTTTTAACAAGTAGTTTTGCCAGATCAATAATTTGCTTGTTTAATTCTTCCCAATCTCTACGAGAAGCTAAATCAATTTTATATCCTTCAAGAACTTTTGTAGTAATATCAGCAATAACATCCGCAGATTGTTTTTCTGCCAAATTAGTTATTAAAACCAATGCTTCAGCACGCAAAACTTCTTTTTCAATTACTGGAATTATATCTGCATTATTCTCAGCATCAGCCCTTATAATATCATCAACTGGTTGTTCTGACGCCCAAATAGGCACCTCTGAATCAACAACATCAGAGATTTCCATATCAGGTGACCCAAGATCTTGTTCTGGAATAGCAAGTTGATCTTGTGCGAGCATNTCATCTATTGGAAACTCTACACCAGTTTGATTGTTGTTTATTTGTGCCATAGTTTTATTTAGCTTAAAAGACTATTAATTTTAAATCGATTTTTACGACACAGCTCACTCGCAAGCTCGCGAGCTAAACGTGTCGGGCGGATCATATGCTGGGCTTATCAGCTGCCATGAAATAACTCAAATAAAAATAATAACTTGGTGTTCATTTTTGAACAGTAAATTATTAGCATGTGCAAGCATTTATTTTATTTTCTTGGTTAGTTAATATCCAGTTATGTTATTTTGTTCTTGTTCGTTAAATTGCTCTGATTCTTCCCAAGCATCAAATTCCCAATAAGGCTGAGTAATCGCTCTATCAAGCCCAGACATGATAAGATATCTTGTGCAGTCCATGAGATGATCTTTGTCTTTTACTATGCTACCATGCTCATCCCTACGATAAAGTCTGAACTCAGTCAACCAACTGACTAATGAGCCAAATACTTTAAGTCTGTTTGTTGCAAGCATTTGCCATACTTTATAAAGACCTGATTCAACTGATTTGTTTGCATTTGAAATATCAAGGCCGAGATTCTGGTAAATTTGAAATAATTGTCGGCCATCTTCTTGAGATCTGCCATGCGCTGCACTATCAATTACGCCTGGAATCCAAACACCACGAGCTCTTATGCCTTCCGCATGTATTACTGGCTCAGCTTGACCACGATAATATTCAGAATATAGATACGTAATTTTACTTGTCGGATCAGTTGCTGCCCAAAGACAAGCAGTCATTTTCCATCCTACGTCAAGAGCATAACACTTGAGCCAATGTGCAGGAATTGGAAAATCTTCTACGACGATGTTGCTTTCCTGGATTGGATAAATTGCACCAGATCCAAGTTGTGGTATTCCTTTAGAACGTGCATCACGCTGATGTGGTGGTAAGGCCGCCCAAAGCTTATCTTTTTGTTTCTTTGTTAAGTGCGGTGCATCATCCCAGTCGGCTTGAATTAAGCATTTGCTATCATTTTCATCAGATTCTTCTGGCTTACCATTCGGCATGAATTGTAGCACAGTTTCAGTCAAACCTTCAAGAGGAGTGAAAGTCAGTGCAATCAAACCGTCAGTCGTCATTGTTCGAGTAACACACTCAGTGTAGATATTGAGCGGACACTCTTCATCAAGCCAAATAAAATCTTGTTCAGTACCTTCAAAAGATTTTCTGCCTTCTGCATATGATTTTATTTTGCAGCGGCTTATTCCTCCGGAGATATGTTGGACTAAAATTGTATCAACTGCGTTAGGTACACCGCCAGCACGAGGAGTTGTTTTGATAATGTGCTTTGCTGGAATCATTCCAGTGCCGCGTTCCTCTGGTGTGCCAATAAGCTTGAACTGAACAATGTCTCGTGCTGTTGTTGATGTTGTGCCAGCCGCCCATGCATTGATGGCTCGATTGAATCGTTTGCCAGTCCACCAATCAGGATACCTGCCTGTAAGATGAAGAGTCATTTCATATGCGCCAACACCTTCAGATTTTCCAATACGGTTTGCAGCCATCATGCAGCGCTCAGGGAATTTTGATCCTTGAGCAAAGAACTTCATGTGCTTTGGATAGTTATGCCGAGATAATGCTCCTTGCTCAGGGTAATACTGGTTGATCTTATTTTGTTTGAGTCTGATGCTTTGTTCTTTGAGAAGTTTTACATAGTGCTCTTTTTGTTCACGTGACATCGAAGAAATATCTTCTTGAATGTCTACATATTCATCTAATGTGTGAAGATCTTGCATTATCGTGGAGGAAAGCAATCAATTGATTCTGCTGAGTCGATTTCATCCTGAAGATCTTCTGAGGTGTCAAGAGAATCAAGTATATCAAGAGAATCAAGAGATGGATCGATCGTAAGATCAATTGATTCATTTGCTTTGCTAAGTTCATCCAGTTCGGTAGTTTTCTTTGCTTTAGCAATTGATTCTGTAAGTGCATTTATTTCTGCATCAATTTCTGCATCTGACTTAGCTTGTAAAGTCATGTCGATATTTATTTTGTCGGTAGGCTTAAAACCATTGCGATCAAGAATATCTTTTGCTGTACTGAATTGTACGTTATATGGTGCTTTATTTGCAGGTTGCAAGATGCGTTCGAAAGCATCGAGCGCCGAGGAGTTCATGCTGATGAGTTTCTTACGTACGTCGAGGGTTGCTTCTTTTGACTTGTCATGCAGGCCGCCCATATATGCTTGGCCGAGAGGTGAACGCAAGATGTTAGAAATTGTTGTTTCTGCCATTGATAAACGCTCAGCAATTTCTTGATTCTTAAATCCATTGAACGACATCTGGATGATGGTTCGATGCTGGGTTTTAAGTTCTTTTATCATTTTTGCCTGACTGAGTTAGTTTATTTGTCGATGTGCAAAGAATATTTTTACTTGTTATAGTATGGTACACCGGACGGAGGGGAATGTCAAGGAAATTGTTTCGGATTTCTTGGAGTTAAATGATTTGTTTTGTTGCCAAATGCTGCCTTTGATATTTTTGGCTGGCGATATTTTGAGGTTTGGCTCTTGAGGTTTTGCTAATGAGTTTTTGCGCTTTTGAGCTTTTGATCTTTAGCTCTTTTGGATTGTTCCCGAAGTTGTTGGTTGAGTAAGTTTGTTACCTTTTGCCGTCTTTACTTAACTTGCAAAAATTTGTAAATGTATGCAGAAAGACCTTATCACCCTCTGAGAATCAAGGCACGGGGTTAGCAGGAGTCAATATCATCTAGGAATTGTTCCCTACAACACCAGAATCCCACACAATAATCAATATCATCAAGCAACAGTTATCACTCGCACCAACTAACAATAATTAAAATCAACAAGCAAACGGAATCATCATCAACGAAGAATCATAAGCAAGTAAGAACTATCATCGAATAAGAACTATCACCGAATAAGAACTAATTGCAATTCATCGAATTAATTCAATTAGATAGCAATGAATATCTAAACAACTACTCACAGGAAAAAAGTTTTCTCTATTATCTCACCCACTTAACTACTAACTTGCACCATAAAGCCGATAAAGCGGAAAATAAGTTTGACAAACGAAACGAAAAGATTTATATTACCCATATCAGCAGGAAAATAGTTTTCCTTGCTATAAACATTTAAAGGAGAAACAAAAAATGATGAAAATCATAGAAAGAGTAGAGGACAATTATGGTGAGCCTTTATGCTCTCTGACTTTCATCATGAAAGTCAAAGGATATAAATACGTTGCAAGCATGAACGTTTGCAACGGTTACCTTTTCGGCTTTGACATCTTAGCAATGCCAC